CAATCACATTTTACCCTTACAAGTGCGGATATAGGAAGAGTTACAATGTCACCTGCCGCTGTTGCTGTTGCAAGAGCTGTAGCTCCTTGTACGGGTGCTCCATCTTTGAAAAGTGTAGCAGTGATATTTCCTATGGCACTTGCGGTTACTGATACAGAAGCATTTACATCATAATAACCAGCTCCACCTTGACAATTACCAATTGATACACCATTTCCACCAAGCTGGCAATACTTACCATATCGTCTAATTACTGTAGATGGCACATAAGTACCACCAATACCAATAGATGTTCCTGTTGTAGTATTAACTACATATATTCCTGATTTACAACTCATATTATTATCTCCTTTCATTAAAAAAGAGGAACACCGACAAGGCATTCCTCTATAATATCAAACCTTGTCTAAAAATGACTTAAATGTTACAACCGTTGTTGCAACATGACTGATTCCAGTAAGGGTTCATACCTGCTGTGTATGTTGTTGCATTAGGATATCTAACTACACCACACATAGCGGACTGAAGCTGAAGCTGGTTGACCTGAGCCTGTAAGCTGTCAATCTTATTCTGCTGAATAGCATCAAGAACCTTCTGTGTCTGAGCTGTTGTATTAGCGTTAATAGCGGCTGTGTTAATAGCTCCGTTATAATTAACACCATCAATAGCTCTCTGTGTCGTACAGCAACAATCAGCAACCTGTTGCTGAACTGTGTTGAAGTTTCTTAATGTTTCGTAACCTAAATTACAGATTCCATTCTGCAATCCCTGATAGTCATGCTGAAGATTATCATTTAATCTGCCAACTGAATTTTCAAGATTGTTAAAATTCATGGCATTACAAAGACCTGCTTCTGTAACTGGTTCTCCGTTGATTCCTCTGGCTCCTCCAAAGAAACCACCTCCGCCAATAAGTAAGAGGATTAAAAGTGCGAAAATCCACATTCCGCCACCGCCTGCGCCACCGAACATACCATCTTTGTTGTTGTCAGTAACAGCGGCGATGTCTGCTAAAGATACTCCATCTGTCATAGTAGTATTCTCCTTCCATTTTTTTTAATATTTATATTGATTTTGCAAAATCCTTATTTCAACTGAGACATAAATTCATCTACATTTATACCTCTTTGCTGACAAATATTTCTAACTGCTTGCTCAGGATTTAATCCTTTTCCACTAAGCATGTTCATTATTCCTTTGACTTGATTTAGATTATTCATCATTGATTTGGCTTGATTAATTATCTGCGGATTTATCTGTGAGGTTTGATTTTGACCTTGAAATAGACTGCTTGCCATTATTCATCAACTCCTTTTTAAAATCTTCAAATTCCTGTCTACTTATATAATCACTATTTTGTGATACTTTTGTATTTTCTTTTATTTCTGTAAATGAGAATGTCCGTATAGATGGAAAGCCAGCACCATCTGTTGACTTCACATACATTATATCCTCATTTGTATCAAATAATGCCACTGTGCTATTAGCTGACATCTGATAAGCTTTAGCTCCATCAATGCCATTGACTCTAATAAGATTTTGCGTGGACATTTGAGGTTGAGTTAATGTTGAAAATTGATTGGGATAGAAATTATTCATCCCCATATTATAATTATTATATGGATTCATGTGTGTCCTCCAAATCTATTAAATTATTTTGCTCTAATAGTTTAATGGTCTCTAAAGCAATTTTAACAATATAAGCTGAAGGAATTGTATTTAATTTTTCGTTAGAAACCAAATTATCAAAAATATCTTCTACTGTCATAAATATTTCCTCCTTCTTAACTTTAATATAATAAAAAAGTACACATCTAACAATGTGTTAAATGTGTACTCAATGTGTTATTATAAGACTTTGAGAATCTTCTTATTAACTTTTCTACTTAACTGTCTAGCATAATCATAAGATATATGTAAATCTTCAGCAATTTGTTCTAACGAAATTCCTTTAGCTCTTTCTTCAAACAATTTTATTTCAAGATTTACAAAATTACAATTCTGTCTAAAATAGTCAAGTTCGGGTTTAGTAAATTCTGAAATTGTCATTTATTACCTCTTTGACCTTCTTCTTGAACGAGGTCTGTTGGTACGTTTTACTGTTCTAGTTTTCGTCACCCTCACTCGTGCCCATATGAACACCTCCACTTTCATTATATACTGCATTTCCATTATCTTCTGATTGTATGTCATAAGACTCGGAAGTTGATTCTTCACTAGGTAGATTCCATGCATATAGCCATGCAAGATTTGTAGCAAATAGCATTATTAATACAACGATAAATGCAATAAACCATCTACGGGCTTGAGTCTTTACTAGATGTAAAAGCTCACTAGCTAAGCTGTCCTTTTCTTCCATTAATTAGTTCCTCCATTCTTCTTATAATTGCTAGTACTAATACCAAGAATTGCACCTAAAAAAGTATCAACTGCTGTGATAGTACCAACAATCTGTTCACCAAAAGGTAATCCCCATATGCTTGCAAGTGCAAAGTACAAAGTACCTAATGCAGGAAGCAAAATTAATGCTACCCATTTTAACAAGCTATATGTTTTGTCACTTAATATAAGATTTTTCATTTTATTCACCTTCTTTTTTCTCTAAATCTTCAATTCGATGTTCACTTACTCTCTCACGAGTGTCCATAACTTTCAATGTGGCTTCAATGTCATAGACTCGTTCAATTAATGAATTATGCTTATCTTGCTTTTCTTCCAAACTCTTAATATCCTTCTTTATAAGAGCTACTTCATTTTTGACTTCTTCAATCGTGATACTATGCTGTTGCTTAGATGTGTATATAATCCCAATAAAGGATAATCCACCAGTTATTAACGCTACAACTATTGAAATCATATATCACCAGCTAACTGACATATCTATGTCCTTGATAGTATGCGGCAAGCCATCCGGATGGACATTTAATCCAAACATCATTTCCGATTTTTGTTACCTGCTGACAAGTTACGACTGTTCCTTTGTTTAATGCACCATCATTGTCGTTATCATGTGCTCTGCCTCCAGAAGTTAATTCTGAATGTCTTTTAGCTCTATAATTAGTGCCTGCCCCTGTACGAACTTTAAGCTCAGTTTGCAGTGTATAGTTGGTACCTACATGATAGTATTCATTACTAACTGCAGGAGCAGATGGTTTAGGCGAAGATGTATCTCTGGAATAATCAGAGCTTGTTACTATTACAGTATGTCCTTTAGTGCAAGTAACAAGTATATCACCTTTATATAGCCTCATTCCACTTCTATACTGACCAAGATTATCAAATAATCCTGTAGCCATTAGCTTTGATTTCTCATTAGCTGTAGTGAAGTTTCCTGGGTCTACATTAGTGGCTTCTTTAACACACTCTCTAGCAAGTGATGAACAATCACATTCTGTTGGTGTAGTAGTACCAATGCCATGTGTAACGACACCTAACCGATTATACTGGTCATATCCTATATTAGGATTACCACAAGCATTATACATTTTTGTTCCGATAGCATTTGCATGAGATACAGATTTAGGTCTCAGCACAATCCAACCTTTTCGGTGGATATAGAATTTTTGAGTGGTTACTTCCTGACCTGTCTGGTCACCAGCTGTTCCACCTGAGTATTTTCCTCTTTCATCATGCCTAGCTGAACCAACTAAAATCATAATTACAATTCTCCTTTCTTTTTATGTATTATAACATTTTAAGTTCAATTTGTACATACATTAATTAAGATTAATTGAGAATATAATCATATTCTTCTTGATTTATAGTTCCATTTTTTAATCGTTTATCAATATCTTTCTTTGTGACCCTCTGTGGGTCAGCTTGATATAATCGTTTTAAACTTTGAACTAAGATTCTATATGTTTTTTTCATATTAAATTATTCCTTCCTGTATTAATTGCATAGTATAATTGTCAATAGCCTTCTCTAGTTAACTATAGTTGAGTTTAGTTGATTACTTCTCCCATAGCATCAACCCAGTTATTGTTAATGTAATACAACATCTTGTTCAGCGTTGTATCAAAATACTGTTGATTATTTTGTGGGCTTCGCGGACGATTTTCTGTCGTTCCACTGAATTTGTCGTTCAGGTCACGAGTCAATACATTTATACCACTTCCGTCTTCCCAGAATTTGTGTGGGGCATTTTTATAGCTATCTCGTGTCGTTGTATAAGTCAATGTACCATGATAACTACCCGGGTTTGATTCAGTAGCATAAGTTTTACGTCCCCAACCATTGCTTGTCATATCCTCAATATTAAAATCAATAATATTAACCGCTTGACCGAGTCCGTTACCCTCGAATACCATTCCGTGAAGCAACCATTCTTCACAGCAGTTAATTAACGTGTTAGGATGCGACATCATCTCATCATCACCAAAATGACCAAAGCGATAACTCGTATTCACAAATCTTGCACAAGCATTTTGCATGATTAGATGCTCGCCAGAAATGTCAAACCCGAGTCCCCAACCACGCACATTGCAATCATCAATGTGGTAGCCACTACCCCAGTTGTAGCCGTAAATCGTGCGAATACCGATACAATCAATATTTGAGTTGATAATCTTTCCATTCGGTTCTTGTGGGTCTCCTGCATATTCTGTAAGTCCACAATGTACCCCTTTAAGTTGCATATTGTAAGCATATTCGCAGTTTACACCGATAATTTTTTTCTGCGGCGCAGGAATATTGATTGCTATGTTTTCAACACTCAATGTACATCCTACAGATGAACGTGATACCTTGCCAGAACCACTAATTACTGGTTTAACGCCGATTATGTTTACAATCTCATTTTCGCCAAGAGAATCGTATAGTTCTTGTGACATGTCAAGTCTTGCGCAGTGTCCAAAATACATAGGCTGAATAACATTCGGAAAATTTACGCCCTCAATCTTAATTAACGACACGTTGTAATTATTTGTTGGGATATATATGCCGTATTTTCCGACTGATGCAATACCACTATCAAAAAGCGTATCAATGATATATCGTTCATTCGATAGTTTAAGAACTCCTCCACCTCTTGCTCTCAAATCATAAATCGCTTGTTGCAGTTCTTCTCCATCATTTACACCATCACAAACATAGTCTGCCGCCATTTTTTCTTCATCAGATGCCTATGCGGAAGCAACATGAATTGTACTATACTCTACATTTGGAATAATAAATACAGTTTGAGTATCTTTTACAGTATTTTTTTTCCATACAATATCAGACTTTTTTGTCTGTGCAGATAAATCTTGCTGATTCGTAAAATTTAATAAGAAGTAGCAGTCTGAATTGAATTTATAAGCAGTATAATAAACATTATCTTTATATGAGTTATAAAAGCAAGTTGTTTCATTGGCTTCACTAAACAGCATGATAGTAAAAGATATAGGAGATTTAAGAATTAATTCGTTTCCTTTTTCTGCGTGTAAAAAATTCGCAGTACAGGAATTTCTGCTGTCAGTTCTTTTAAGTGTTTGTCCAGATGGAATATCGGCAAATTTTCCTTCAAGTATTTCCCAATTGTTTTGAAATGTTTTAAATTTTCCTTTTTTAACAGAGCGTGTGATGGTATCCCCATCAATCAGATTTGTATATGTGATTACAGGTTTGATGCAATCAATGCTATCAAGCGAAATGTACACAATAACAATTCGCATATGTTTTGCTTTATTTGGTTTAACAAATTTGACAGCTTCTTCGTTTGCCTTAATGCCATCTGTGGATATTAAAAAAGCTTTGCTAGAATCATAATATACGATTCTTACATAATAAGCATTTGCGGAAATTCCAGAGAAACTAAAGGATTTTGTGCTGGATATATCAATAAAATCTTTACTGCGAATCGTATTATTTGATTCTCCATCAACGCCAGTTATTTTATCGATTGTTCCTGATTCCATGTCTGTCGATGCAATTGTATAAGCATCTGTCATGGTAGAAACCGAATTATTAACATCACTCAAATCTTCCTCTAGTGAATTAGATGCTGTGGTCAATCTTTTAATTTGTTTATCCATTTTATTAAGATTAACAGCATCAATTGGAGTGGTTTCACTAGGCAAATCTACAAAATTAATTGGGTTATAATCATCAACAAATGCCATAATTTATTCCTCCTTATCTTCATCTTCTGCATTATTTTGTGTTTGTGCATCTTCTGAATTATCTTTTGCTTCTTCAAGTACTTTGTTATTGTATTCTTCAAGTTCTTTATTTTTAATTCTGGTCGAAGCATTAGTAACATCATTCATTATATCTTTCATAATTAATTCAAGTATGCTTGGATGTAATTTAGATTCATTTAAGATATTAATTATGTTGCTTCTTGTTTCTTGGATTAATAAGCTTGCGGGTCTTTCCATGTTTAATTTTTCTCCTTTCATTAACTTATATTAAGATATATTAAGATATATTAAGACGTCCTAATTGTACATTATCTATATACACATATATAGCACTACCTGTCCACTGGAATGCAAAGTTGTGTGCTCCCAAAATCACTGCAGGGCGTCCTTCGCCCCACCAAGTTGAATCTAATATCATTTGTTCTGCAGTAAAATATGAATAACCCTTAAAATAGGAATTACCATTCACCTGAAATTTTCCATTTATAACTAAATTATTGTCCAGGCAAGTGGTGTCTTTTCCTGTACTTTGTGCATTCCATATATCTCCATACATTGTTAGCCATGCTGTGTTTCTTTCGCCGTCATAACCTTCAATAGTCGATGTAGATGCATTTATTATCATACGCATATAGTTGCTTGAAGCTAACCCAAAGTATGCTAAAAATTCATCTGGTGATGATGTCATCTCTGCAAAATATTGGTCAGTTCCTACTTCTGTACCTATACCTAAGCTTGTGTATAACTTTAATGTTTGAGCCGCACAATCTCCTGTATCAGATGCATAGAAAAATTGTCCTTGTTGGTTGTCATAATCTCCACACTTGAATGAACCACTTAGTAAAGCATTTTTAGCTGTTATAGTTCCGTCCTTTGTAATTGTACAATTATCTGAGCCTAATGTCAAACGATTACCAGTTAAGTTAATAACATCCGCACTTGCATTAATCATTGATATAATCTGACCATTATCATCTTTATCAATTTTAAGTTCAAGGTCTGCTTGTACTTTCTTAACTGTTTTATTTGTGTTCGTTAGGTCATTGCTTAAATTATTTACATTTTTATTAGTAGAACTTAATCCTTTTGAAACTTCATCAATATTATTATTGGTAACAGAGAATGATTTTGATACACTTAATTTTAATGAATCTGTTTTTTGTGATATTTCAGATTTTAATCCTTTAGCATAATCATTCAGAGTAGATGATGTTCCTTCAATAAGACGAGATAGCTCATTTGTTTTTCCTTGTAACTTTATAATATCATGTTGAATGCCATTAACTTCGGCAAGAGATTGGTCACCTTCTGATACAATGCTATCCATAAGCATCTGGATACCTGTTAATGTTCTTTGCAACACGTAAGACATATATACCTTATTATTCGTGTCTATTATTCTAATAGTATCACCAGTTTCTACACAAGGGTTACCCTGCAATGTAATATTTATCGGATTAAAAATTACTTTAGATATTTTGGAAAGAACATTATTAGCAATAGTTTTTAATTCCTCAGTTCCCGATGAATATGTTAGAAAATTACCTTGAATGATATAACTTACTCCTGTATCATCTCCAGCAATGTAGCCAATATCATCTTCACTTTGTCGTATTTGTAATTTTGTAATCTGTTCAAAATTAGTATCTCCCACTTGAAGTGTCTTATATTCACCCATCTCTAATCTACGAGTATCAACATTTCCAGGTTTTGTTGGGAATAATGATTTATTTGGATATAAAGTCTTGCTTGGCAATAATCCTCTTGAAAACTTTTTTAACTCCACATATATAAATACATCTTCTCGGGACATTTTGCCAAAAACACCATTAATCTCACAGATTGCTTCCAACACATCTTTAGCAGTCAAGTCAATGTTATCCACAGATTTTGATACTTTCATATTGTCATTAATCAGTGTGGTTGATTGCTGAGTTAATCCAATATACTTAAAAAATGAGTCTCTAAAAGCTTTTAGCGTTATAGATTCGTACTCAGTTTGATAATAAGTAATAGGTTCAAGTTCCTCATAATACTCTGTTACTTCTTTGCCATCTATACCAGTATATGTCCATTCTTTGGTAACATTTTCATATCTAATCAATGGTACTTGCTTGCTAGGAAATAGCTTGTTATACCACTCACTCACATTAATAGATGATACTGAGTATAATCTATCATAAGCTGTGATATTTCTATATTTCTTATCACTTGTCAGTGTATCTTCATCAACTATATATGTACCAATTTTAAATGGCACATCATCTTTATTAGCTAAAATTTCGGTAACTTGTAACGTTTGACCTTTCAATGAATTTACTGTATTAGCTATTTTGATTTTTAGACAAGCGGACTCACACTTACCAAAGGATAACTTACTGTCAGAACATAATGACTCTGACAGTGAGAAATCACTGGATGTAGATGAAAAATTTTTATTTGTTAAAATAGTTCCATCTTGGCATACAATTTTTAGTTGCTTATCCACGGATGATTTATCAAATAAATCATAATACTTATAATCTATCATACATCCTCCTTTTTAGTAACCTACAAATTCAAATGATACTGTATCATAGTAGACTAAATTTTCTTCAATATCATCTATTGTAAATTCAGTATCAACTTTATATACCTTCTGAGTGATATAATCATTTATTTCCGGTACAAACACTTCCATAGTAACATCTTTTTCATTACTATTTTCGTATCTGTCTCGCATTGGTTTCATTATATCTTTTTCAAAAGTTTCATTGTCCAGCCCATCCAATATATCAAATGATATTGATAAAGGCATGTGCTCTAAAGCATTTCTTGTTAATATTCCGTTTGCATTTCTAAAACTATCTATATCTTGTCCGTTTACTTTCACTTTATATGTTCCATACTCAATGTGCTTGAGTGGAAAAGTAAAAGTACCTATTTTAATTAAATATCCATTATAACTCATACCTTTCCTCCTTAATAAGAAAATGCACTTTTACCGGTTTGCTTTATGAATTGTCTATCTTGATTTCTAATAGCTCTAAATACTTCTTTTCCATCAATTTCAATCACTATTGGTGAGTTATCTGACATATTCATACCCTGCAAAGTCTCTTTTAATGCTTGCTTAATTGTATCCAATGGTGCCTCAATATTAGTTCCATGTTTCTGGTCACCTACAACGGATAAGAACGGTTGATTTGCTGGAAGCACCGCTCCGGTTGCAAGTCTAGGCAAGCTAACTCTTGATATAGTACTGAGATTAAATCCTAATGACCTACCACCTAATCCAGGAACCCAATCAGGGATGCTAAAATGTAAATGGTTAAGTGCCCTAATCATAGAATTAAAACCTCCAATTATTCCATTAACCATACTCTGTATACCACTCAGAATAGAATTAATAAATGACCTAACCACATTATATATTCCTTGCCATATTCCAGAGATAATAGATAGAATACTATTCATTATACGTGCAATACCACTCTGCATATAACTAAATCCATTTACTACATACGATTTGAGTGTATTGACAGCTCCTATCACTGTAGATTTAATGCTATTCCACGTATTTGAGATAAAACTTCTAATACCTCCAAAAATGGTTGTGACAGCAGTCTTTGCCGCATTGAATCCAGTTTTTATGAACTGAACAATTATTGAAATTGCTCCAGTAAAAATTGACTTAATAGTTGACCACACACCTGAAATGAATCCAGTTAATGCATTCCAAATTCCTGTGAATATTTCCTGAACTCCTTGCCAAGCTAATGACCAATCACCTGTGAATATACCAGTTATAAAATCTATAATTCCACTAAGAGTTTCCATCATGCCTGATAAAATATCAGCTATAGTTCCTATAATTGATGATACATATTTTACCAGTGTTTCCAAAATAGGAGTTATAACCGGAACTACATTAGCAACAATCCATGCAATCAATGGTTCAAGTACATTTTTCCATAATTCACTTATTGCAAGCACTATTTTTCCAACAAGTGTAATTAGATTATTAACAAAAGGTTGGAGATGAGTTTCCCACAATGTTTGGATTGCTGTTGCTACTGTTGTTAAAAATGGAGCTACTTGACTATTCCATACATCTAAAAGACTGCTCACTAAACTGCTAAATCCATCTGTTATATTTTGAAAAGCTGGGGCTAAATATTCATCATAGACATTAAAAATCTGTTCAAATGTATTTTTTATTGCCTCATGAATTGTATCCATTGCAATAGATATAGGTTCAAGCAATCCCATTACAGCTTGTTGAATTTTATCCTTATTGTCAATAATAGGTTGAGCAATTAAATTATATAAGTCGGAAGCTAATCTTCCAGTTAATTCCATAAAACCTAATGCTAAATCTGTAGTAATTCCTATGATATCCCCAGTTATATTTTTAGCAGTGTCACTTCTAAATACAGTAAATATCTCGGCTATAGCTGTTGATAAGTTTCCAGTAATTTGAGCTACTCTACTTGATATATCAAATAATCCAACTATTCTGTCAGTGATATATCCACTGTCTTTTGATAAAAAGCTATCAACTCCACCAACCAGATTTTCAACTATTGTCTGTCCTATACTAACCATGCTTCCTGCAAGCTGTCCCAGAGCGTATGCCAAATTATTAGCCCACTTATTTGCCGCATTTATAACGTTCGGATTGGTGAAGATATCTTGTAATTGTTTACCAATGCTTGCAAGATGTTTCTGAGTTCTTTTGAGACTAGCATCAAAATCAGTTCCTAATCCGTTTTTGAAACCTTTCTTGAGTAAATCTACAAGCTCTAATAATCGTTTTTTAACATCATCAAAAATTGTATTAATTTTAGAATTTGCTTGGTCTATAACAGAATCTGTGCCCGAGCTAATGTCGGGTGTTGTAATACCACTACCTCCACCAGCACCCCCTGCACCTGCATCACCATCAGACTGTGAAGTCATTGTGTTATTTAATTTATCAAAGGCGGCTAATGATTTTGAAGCTGTCTTAGATGCTTTTTTAGTAGCTTTATCATAATCACCAACTGCTGTGGTAGCATCATCAAAGGCACCTGCTGTGTCTGATATAGCTCCACTAACTTGATTAGCACTTTGAACCTGTATACCAAATACGTTGGATAGTACAGAACCTATAGATTTAGCTATAGCAATCATACGACCCATAATCATATTAAGTGCTTTAACTAAAGGAGTTAATACAGTGATTATTCCAGTACCTAATACACCTAGAAATTCTTTCCATTGCTCTTTCAATACTCTTGTTTGGTTAGCCCATGAATCTTGAGTATCAATGAAGTCATCTCCTATATATCCAAGCTGTTGCATTACATACTGATATCTAAGCATTACTCTCTCAGACTGAGACATCTCATTATATGATTTTGTAATACCTTGAGCTAAAGCAAATTGTTTTAAATTTACTTCAGTCATAACAACACCATATTGCTTCAAAGTCTCTGTTTCACCTGTATATATAGATTTCAGTGCAATTGCGGCATATTTATTGGAGGTATTAAAGAAAGATGCCATATTAGCACTTAATTTTGTCAAATTTAATGCCATATCTTTAGCATCTTGTGAAGAGGTTAGCATTGACTTTCCCATTGCCATGAAGGTAGAACCGGTTTGATAAGCTTCTAGTCTTGAGATTCCTAAATTTTTAATGGAACTATCTGCAAGAGCATCCATTTCACCTCGCATATTTCCAAATGCTTTTTGAACCACATTATCAACTTCAGTTAAGTCTGATGCTACATTAACAGCCTGTTGACCAAAATTAATAAGAGCTTTCAAACTAAATACAAGACCTAATGTGCCAATAATTCCTTTTAATGAACTTTTTAATGAACCTATAGATTTAGTTGCACCGTTCATGCTATTACTTATCTGGTTCATAGCTTTGGTTCCTGTGTTTCCCATTTCTGTAAATTGAGGTTTTAGATTGTTTAATTCTTTTTTTAACCCTGTAGAATCCAATCCAGTCTCAATTACAACTTTACCATCTGCCATTATCTATGCACCTCCTTTCTATCCAATTAACGCATCCAAAGCATCTTTTTCTGCTTGACTACGTTTATTCTTACGCCTCTTTAAATCTATAATATCTTTATTCTCATTATAAAAAGTACGTTCCCACTTCTCTAATTTTTTATGCTTTGCTTTCTTTTCTCTAATACGAACTACGGTTGAGAACATACCTTCGCCAATCTCATTGAATAATCCAATAAATGTCCACCAGTGCATGTACTTAACATCTCTTACTTCATATCCAGCAATTTTATTGATAGCTGAAAAAATAATCTGCTCATCCTGTTCCCAATCATATAATTGTGGTCGCATATGCTGATTCTGTGATGATTGTTCTGATTGAATCTGCCCACCATCTAAGAACCATAAAGCTTTTTCATATGCTGTACCGGTTGATTTGGGTATCTTATCCTTAAAAAGAATTGAAAGAACCACCATTATTTTTTCCATATCTGTAAGTTCGTCATCCATACATGCCTGCATGATAACTAATATATCTCTATAATCTGTGCGAATTTCATAATCAATATTATCAACTTTCAATGTTGTTGGTAACTTACCAATCATATTACTCTACCTGCTTTGTATATTTCTCAATGTGTTTCATACTCTTTTTAAACTCAGCTTCTGTCTCCTTCTGAATTATTGGCATGAAAGCTAATAAGAATCTTTCAACAAATGTTACACCCTTATATGATGATAAGGCACTCTGATTTCCGAATACAACTTTACTTGCATTTTCATCATCGAAAAGTGTATTAATTTCATTCTTAATAAGTTTATCCATCCTGTCGAACTCATTTACTATATTAACCTCATTTTCGTTGATACTTGTAAGGTCTTTGATATAATCTTTAATGTGTTCTTGCATTGCTTCAGCACGGGGATATAAATTAATATCTGAAGGGTTAAATGATATCTGTCCTCTTACATTTCCATTCTCATCCTCTATATCGTATGTCTTTAATCCTGTTTCAATTTTAATTCCTGCCATAATTTTTCTCCTTATATAAAAAATAGGATAAGGATAAATTAATACCCTTATCCTTGTATCTAATCAATAATGGTTTTATGTTCATCATCTAATGATTGTGCCTTTATATCGCTAGTCCCCTGACTAGCCTTTTTTGGGTGTAAATGTAGGTACACCACTAGCAATAGTTACTGTACCTTCTTTTCTATTTCCATCAAAAAGTACATCAAATGGAATTGATACTCCTGATGTATCACCACCATAAGATTGTGGCTTCACGATAACATCCTCTACCCATGCCTGATGAGTGGTTTCTGCCGTATCCTTGATAATAACTTCAAGAATCTGAGTTTTACACTTATCGCCTTTAAGTCGATTCATAGCAATATCCACAAGTTTTTCATAGATGCTATCTTCCGGGTTAGCATAGTATGGGTCAGCTGACATGCTAGGCTCATAACCATTATCTTTTACAGTTGTTTCTCCTAAAATATTCTTAGTGGTCTCTGTATCAGGATTTAGTTCTACTGACATATCGTCAATATCTTTTCCGATAAGAAACCATGTTGCACTGCCTGTTCCAAAAGAACTATCAATGTAATGCATTAATGCTTCTCGTGCTAATTTCATTTTTATTCCTTCCTTTCTGTATATGTTATTTTTACTTGAAATTGATATTTAGATAACTGATTGGTTGTATCAACTAATAATGTTGGGGCATTGGTAAGTACTTCTATTTTTTCTATGTCACACTTTTCTCCAAAATCTGGTCCGGAGTCAATTGATTGGTTATCAATCCATTCGGAAAAATTCTGAACCTCATCTAGTGCTTCCATATTCACATCGCTAGTACCTGAATTATCATAGCTTGTAATCATGTCTATAGCAAATGCAAGTTCTTTTCGCATTGAACCATCAATAAATTTCTGTACTATACGAACTCCAGGTACACTATTCATTGTTACTGCACCAACAAACATTGGTGTAGCATTAAAATACATCCAATGTCCTAAAGGCTCATAATTTTCAGTCAACCATTCATTTACTTGCCTGTAAAGATTCATAATTTAAACATTTCTCCTTATATATTCAGATACACTCTGAGCAACGATATTTTTATACATCTCAAAAGCAGGAACTTCCCAATGACTTGTTGCAAGTGGATTTTGTTCTTTGCTATAATTAAGAGGTATATTTGTTGGAACTTTAGGTACACCAGGTCTACTCCAGAATCCATAATCTTTGTCATAGAAAGCACCTTTGCCTGTTATAGGGTCAACATATAGTTTTCCTTCCCATTGGTAATGAGCATAAGGTGAATTATATGTGACTTTGAATGGGTCTATCGTAATATTACTAGCTAATATACCTTCTTGCATTGGCACATATTTTGCAAAATATCTTGACCATTCACTAGCCAAGAATTTTCCTATTTTATCAGATTCAGCTAATCTATGGACGGTAGCGGGTGGATTATAAAGTTTGATAGTAATTTTAGCATTACTCATTACACACCACTCACTTTCAATCTAATAGTTGCCCCACATCTTTTAGGAACTTCTATTATACTTCTTACTTCACACACCATACCTTTATGCTTATTCTTAAGCTGTATGATGGTATTCGGTAGAAAATCTTCGTTTATTTCCTTTAAAAATATATAATCTCCTTGTGACAAAGTATAATAAGAATCTTTATTTTCAAGATTTTTCCATTCATCATAAGGTCTATACTTTTCATCGAAAGGAATTAAAATGGTGAATGCTTGACCCATACTAACTTGTGTTCCATTGACATCCATAACACGCTCAATGTTATATTGGATATTATGCAAGAAACATTTATACCAAACATCAAGTCCAGTTATACTGTCACTTTTAGCTAATCTATTAGCTATTGTTATCGTCAATGCATCCATTGTTTTCTACCTCTGTAAAGTAATTCGGGATACTCCCATAAGTATTCATTAACTAGCTGAATAATCTGTGTATCTATAACACTTTTTCCTTCATTGTTCGTTGCACTGTAGCCAAAACTTTCAATACCATTTGAATAACTGGTTAGATTCTGTGCTTGGTCTATATTCATCTGTTCCCAGAAGTTTATATTCAATCTAAAACAAAGATTAACTACTGCTTCTGGGATGATGTCTAATTTTCTGATTCTGCCATTTGTCAGATAATCTAACTTTGCTTCAACTTCAATTTCATGTTGATTAAAGGCGGTTTCATTGAGTGTACCACCTAACTCTTTATATTTGTTATACTCAAGATACATTCAATTCCACCGCCTTTCTATGCTTCGATTTTAGTAGACTTTCGTCCTCGTTTTGGCTTTATTTCTTTCTGCAAAGTTTCAGTTTCATTCTTAATTGTGTTATTATCAATGGTTTTATGTTTCTCAATATATTCAACAGCACCATGATTAAGATGCTGTTGAATAACCATATCATTATTACTATTAAGAATTACTCCTGTAGGTAAGAGTAACTGCATAATTTACACTCCTTTTTTGGGTTTTCTCGGAAATAATGATTTATCGGGATAAAGGGTTTTGCTTGGGAATAACCCATCATTTCCCGGTGTTAGACTGTACCTGTGTCTTTCCAGCACGTACAACAGTGCTTCCGGTTGCTTCAATCTCTACAATGGCAATCTCATCATTGTCTGTTGCAGTAATCTCTGCTGTACCATCCCAATCAGTATAATCAGTTACTGTAGCACCAATCTTTGGTAAATCTACTGTCTTAGCTGTCTTATACTTATAAGTATTAGTGCCTGACTTAGCAGGACTTACACTGATTTTAGTTTTTCCAGTTGTAGAACCTTTAGATGATGTTACTACGATAACACCCTTTGGTGCATAATAGAGAATAGTCTCTGGAGTAACACATTTAGTTCCATAATAGAAGAAAAGCTCAACAGCATATGCATTAGACATTGGAATCTTCTCTGCTGAGTATGGGTTAGACATAATTGGCTGAGCTACTGAGCCGTCAACCTGTACTATAAATTCTACATTCTCTGGCATATTGATTGTAGACATAAATCTAACACCGTGAAATGTTGTAAACTCTTCAGCCGCTGTATTAACATTGGCATTATTAACATTCTCATCCAGATACTTTCTCATCTGACTATATACAGCTGGTGTAACCTGAACTGATAACATATTTCTAGGAATACCCTGAATGTAATCATTCTTGAGTGTCTCAAGTGTTACGATTGCTTCCTCAATAATATCCTGGATAGCAGTGGTTCCTGATGATGGTGTGAACTGTGTACCTGAGTTTACACACTCACGGAAAAATTCCTCATCTAACTCATTAGCCATCTGCATTGCATGATTGGCACTTCTACGAGTGATGAGTCCATCTACACCTAAAAGTGAGATATCTTTCTGTTCAATCTCTTCTACGAACTCCTTATCTCTATCGATAGGAATTGTTACGGTAGCTCCCTTTACTTTCTCTCCTTCTCCACCTCTACGTGCTGTGCCGTAGTCCTTAGATTTTGCATTTGCAAATCTCTTTGCTTCTACTGTTCCCGCAGTTGGGTCTCCAGATAAGTCCTGATTCTTAATCTGTCCTGAAATAGTAGATTTCTGTACGTTCTCAAGTACTCCATCATATGCTCCTGATAAAAGCATCTTGCCCTGCGGGTCAAGTAATACCGATAATGATTCAATTCTTGGCATAAGTTTTCTCCTTCCTTATAACTACCATATAATTGGTCTTTCTTTTGGTGTTGGTTCAGGCTGTGGGTCTGTGTTATCACTTGGATTTGTTTTACCACTAAAAGATGGTTTTGGTTCATCATTTTTAGGGCTTGGGTTCTCTGTGATAAATGCCCCAGCATCCTGCTCCTTATATGCATCCACAAAATCATCAAATCCTAAGATTTTTCCATTTTCCATTGATAACTTTTTAGCTTTCAAGTCGGACATAAATGCCTTCTTTGCTGAGTTAGAAGAAAATTTAAGTTTAGATGAATTTTCTTTAACAGCAAAGTCATAAGCCTGTTCAGCTAACTGATTCTCATAATCTGTCTTTGCTTTATTATAAGTTGTCTGGAGATTATTAAAATTAGTCTGTAATGTTGCTAACTTATCCGCATCTCCACCAGCATCCTTCAGCTGTGTCTGTAAATTAATTAAATCGGCATCTCTTTGAGCTATATCAGTATCATATTTTGCCTGAATAGTATCTCTCTCTGTCTCTGCTTTGCTTAGCTTAGTTCGTAAAGTATCAACCTCACTCACTGTCTTGTAATTCTCCAAAACTTCCTTGTCAAAAGCTTCTTTCTTATCCTCAGGAATTTCAATTCCATAAGATTTAAGAATTTCGTAAATGTTTTTCATGTTTTATTGCTCCTTTTCAACTAAAATAATTGTTATAGACCACTTTCTGGTCTGTGGTTTACTTCATATTGTATTATACACAAGTTATCAACATTTGTAAAGTAGTTATTCACAAGTTATACACATAGTTATAAACAATTAATCAAACTAAAAAAGTTATCAACATATTGTTGATAACTTTGTTGATTATATGCTTAATTTAATTGATTTAGGTTTTACTTGCTTTCCGGTATACCCAGGCACATAAGTTCTATCCATTTTAGGTGATAGTCCAGCTTGTTGTGATATAGAATTATATTGTGATTGTAATTGATTTATATTAGCTTTTATCTTCTCAGCCATTTCTGTATCACCCATTGTATCTGCAAAGATATATTTATCTTTTTGCTTTCTAATCGCTGTCTCCATATTTCGTTGAGCTTGTGTAGCCTGATACTTTGTCATTTCTCTTCCATTAATATTTACCGGTTTTTCACTATTCTCTTTATACTGTCTAAGCTCTTTATCAGTATAAGTTGGTTTAGATATTCCTAGTATTATTGGAAACGTGTAATGCTTACAATTACAAGTAGATATATGACGCCTTAATTCTTCATTTCGTAGCTCAAATTCTTTTTTGGTAAACTGTTTTCCTTGTATATCTATATGGTCTCTTGCACATAAGGCATGAGCTGATACTTCTACACCATCTGCTCCAAATTCTTCTCCAGCTTTTTCTCTGATGCCATTATTAACTTGTCTAACTCCTTCTAATACATTCATTCTAACCGCACTGTCTAATCTTCGTGTAAGACCACTTGCATATGTTACTTTTAATCCTTCATCTGCATATCTTAAATTAGATTGTAGTGTGGAATCTGTTAATTGCTTATGTATGATATTATTATAGGAATCTATACCATTTGTCACAGCATCAATAGCCACATCAACGAGGTTTCTATAAGGTTCAAATATAACAGTTGTGTTAGACATATTCATAAATGTGTTATGTGTTAGACTCTGTACACTTCTAATATAATTCATCATGTTTTGATTTTGCTTAAAAGGTACTTGTATTCTATTATGAGCAACATATAAATCATATGCATCTTTATATACGGATAGACCACTTAGTTCTAATACTTTATCAAGCTCATCTAATGTCTTTCCTGTCTCCTGTGCTAACATATATTCAATGGAGTCAATGTTTTGTTGCATCTTAGACATTTGCTGTAATCTAAATAGATTGGAAGGAGATAGTTTTCCTATCTCCTTTATCTGTTTTGCCATGAGCTTGATATAATGAGTATTTATAGCATCAAATCGAGCTGATACGATATAAGCATAATCTGTTAAATCTGCTTCACTAATCATTAGCTGTTATCTCCTTCTTTATTACTAGGTTGAGCATTGGTATTATTTTGATTATTCTCTAATGTAGCTTCAGGTACTTGAGTGAATAAATCATTTAATTGCTGTTGCTGTTGAGCTTGCTGCATTTTGTCTATAGCTAATTGAGCAGTTGTTATAGATTCACCTGTATACCACGCTCTTACTTCTGCCTTGCTTAAAATACCTGCTTGCTCCATTGTGAGTTTCTGTTCAAGCTCTGTATCTGTATCAGTAAGTATGCTATCCTTCCAATCAATTTTGGTCTCATAATCCCCATCTGCGAAAAGCCCATATAAATCAACAAATACATTCATAGCACTGACTGTATCTAAGATAGCACTCTCCAATGCTTCCTGCATTGCAGTAACAGTGATGTAAGTTCTTTGCTTCATTAGTTTGATTTCTGTAGCTGTCTTAGCATCACTATTTGGGTCTGATATAGTACCTCTTGCAAGTCCTATAACATCCTCAATTATACATTTATAATTATTCAAACCTTGAATATAATTATTATCTCTCAAAGATGGAGCCCACTGGTTATATGTCTCATCTGAACCTAAATCCAATTTTCTATACAGTCTATTCTTGCACTGGTCTAACTCCATTTGTGTGCCATAATAATTAGTGGAATATGTAACAGCAGTAGGGTCTACATCAACTGCAAGCTGTCCACCCTCATATTCCCAGTCAAGTCTGGAGAACTGATTATCTGCTCTTTCTATAATGCCTACTGCAGGACTAAATAGTGATATACCTAATGGGCTGTCAAAATCTATATTATTTGCAATGGGTACTTTAAAGAATCCATATAATGGCTTATCTACATTTTCAATAGTAACCGGCTCCTGTGATATTGTAGCCCATCTATCTACATCAGCTAATGGGATTTCCTTACCTAACTCTTGCTCTTCATTATCATCTGACTGTACCAATTTAGCTTTAAATGCTTTATTTTCAATAACAATCTTATTTTCTGTCTGAGAAAATGTCTGTCTCTCTACCTTTGTATACACATATTCGCCGGAAACAAATTGGTCATAAAATGCTATATCTGTGATATTTCCATCATCATCAAAAGCTATAGGTAAGAAATCGCCTTGGAAACTAAAATCAAAGTAGATTTTATTGTTTGATATATAAGGCTTTATAATCATACCACCTAATGCAAGGGCTTTTTCTACAGCTTGAGGTAATTTCTTAATAAGCTTCTTTTTATAAGCATCATTTAGAAATTGTGCTCGTGTTGTTATTTCTTCCGGTTGATTAGATTTATCCTCATCCACATCTTCATCCATTCCTGGGTCAGTTATTCTTGTTTCCAATTCGGATAACATCTGTTGTTGGAAAGAATTACATATTTGCTTAGCTAAACCTAATGAATATATACCTTTATCTTCATCAAGCCAAGGACTTTGGTCTTTGTACATTTGCTTCCATAGCGTGAAAGCATCTGACATAGAAATAGATACAGTTGTTTCTTCTATATCTATTGCTTTTGTGATTGAGGTATACCCCAGCATCTTGTCAATCGCCTGTTGTATTAATCGCAGTAATTTTTTTATCATTTTTCTACCTCCTCATTTTTAAATAAGCTTGATAATTTTGGAAACTGTGATGCTATAAACTCTACAAGCGTTTCATTATATGCATAATCAGTTAATCCAGCTTCATAAAAAAATGCATGTACTAATTCATGTCTTAGAACTTGCTTATAATATGTGTGCTTATGATTAGTGCAGTCATCACCAGGTAGCATATCTAAAGGATATTTTATTCTAATTACTTTATCAATAAAATTTGTTTCTCCATCTAATGACTTTGTGGCTAAATCTGTACTAATCTCCTCACTTGATTCAATTCTATATACTGTGCCTAGTATATCTATTGTCGTTTCCATCTTTGTTCTCCTTTCATATTTAATGATATTCACTATTATAATTATAAATGTTGATAAATAATAACACAATAAAAAGTTGTATTATCTGCCTCGTCTCTTCCATACTTGCTCCATAGCGTATCTTGTCATATCTATACTGTGGTTATCTTTATCGGGATAATTAGAAGTTGGATTTCCATCTTTATCCAACTCATATTCATACTTCTTAAATTCCTCAGAAGTGTTAGGACAGCGAACTGGGTCTATTACTATCTTGATTAATGATTGTAACCATTTCATTCCATATCTTACGCTATCTGGTCCTTTTTCTGCCGCTCGTGCATTAATTCCATAGCTTCTATAATCTGCTATTGATTTCTGTTCCGCACTATCACAAGTCACCACATCAAATCTTCCTAAATGGAAATTATCTAATAATACTTGAGCGGTATCTTTATTCTTCATCTTGTTAGCTCTAAATTCTTCAAAGATATATAAAGTCATTCTTGCACTATTGTAATACATGCATCCATAATGGAATGGGTCAGGATACCAACCCCAATCAACACCTCTATATAATTTATCCCATTTAGCAATTTCTTTATCTGTAATTTTTCTAATATCAAGATTATCAAATACCTCAGTTCCATTTCCTACTGGTATACCTAAATACTCATGCTCATATGCTTTGGGATTTACTTGCTTGAGCCACTCAGCATCATCTATGAACTGTTGTCCCAACCATTCAGGTGGGGCTTGTAAATAAGTAGTGTGAGATACGACAGTATCAGGTCTTAGTTTTTCTTTCTCTATATAATCATTAGCCCAGTTCTGTCTTGACTTAGGCGGGTTCATAGACTTAAATACTATAAAGTCATTACCACCTCTGATAACAGACTGTTGAACTTTTCTTATTTCTTCTTCGCCTGCAAACTCATCAAACTCCTCAAACCACAGATAACCTATATATCCAAAAGGCACTTTGATAGATTTAGACTTTGCCGCTTTATCCAGTCCTTTAAATATGATTCTCTGTCCGGTCCGTAGATATTCAGCTCTCATTGGAGATTTAGTGAGCTTCCAATCACTTGCTACACCTAATTTATCAATAGCCCATTCAATTTGTGCAAATACAGAAGTCTCTAATGTATCTCCTACTTTTCTATACACGACAGCATGCTTTTCAGCATTTTCCTTTTTCATCATATTAAAGACTATCTCTATGGATACAAGTGAGGACTTTAAAGAACCTCGTCCACCAGTCAGGTCATAATATGTATGCTTATGTTTTTTTATATCATTGTGAATATTATAGAAAGCTGGACCTATGCAATTAATAAGTGATGTCTTTTTACTCTTCATTATCTTCCTCTTCTAACTCAGCATCATCTGGAATATCATCAACTATAAGAACTCTTGCATCTACATTAATGTTTTTTGATTGTACATCTAATCTACGTGCCAGCTCAGATGCGGCTCGTGTTCTATCCTGTACAGATACATCCATATCAAACTGGTCTTTCTGCTCGCCTCTCATAACAGAAGTAAGGTATTCCATTACCTCCTGAATGTCTGCAATTCTGCATGATTGTAACCTTTCATTAATGGCGTTGATGTATCTCCTGACATTATTTTGTTTTAACAATCTACATCCATGTGCGGCGGCTGTCTTTACACTATATCCTGCTCTTATTGCTGATTGTGTTATGTTATTAGTTTTCATATATTCTTGTACAAATACTATTTGTCTATTGTTTAATAATTTCTTTGCTTCTATTTCTTTATCTGTTTCTTTAGTCATTATCTTTCACCTCATCCCATAGATTTTTCAATGTTTTTATCACTTTTATTTGTGATGCTGTTTTGATTAATTCTTCTTTTCCCTTTTTTACTTTATACATTTTTATATATCTATTTTGCTCTTGAGAATAGAATTGATATGTATTTATACATACTATTATATTCTTTGATTTTAAAGCAGTTTGTAATTTATACATTAACTCCCTGGTATTCATTATCCCGCCTCCTTTTTTATGATTTTTAACATATAATGTATTATATTTGTTAATTATTATAATATGTTTTGTTAAAGTTGTAAATAAAAAGTAGGTGGTATATTTCTATACCGCCTACTTGATGCACTTTGATTTGTAATATGGATTTTATATGTTAAATTAATGGAGAAGTATTATCTAACCATGTTGACCACCCCCTTTATCTAATATATGCACTCTTGTCTTATCTACAGTCAGCTCAACAAATCCATCTCTTATCTTGTACCTAAAAGTACATTTATTGTCTGTCTCTGTATATGCATATACTGTTAATGCGATATTATCCAATATAATTTGCATATATGTTATCGCCTCCTTTTTATTTATTATAACACAATAACAAAATATTTTATATACTAATCTATACTGAAATAATGATTCTTATAATGGAACTTAGGTGTTCCAAATGAATGATAATGAGACATTCTAAATGCTGTTATCTCATTGTCAAGCTGACTTTCAAGTTCTGTATTTATAGCTTTATATGTTTCTTCTGTAGGTGTAACATCATATATGCTTCCATTACTTACCACTTCAAATTGATGCTTTTGCATTATAACATCTTTTACAGTGTTTGGATACTTATCTGAGTCTACTCTATTTAATATTACATCAACCACATATTGTTTTCCAGTAAATCCTTCTGTTCCGGCTTCCGCCTCTACACATTTTGCAAATAATTCATATTCATCATTGTCCATCCAATAACTAGGATGAACTTCACAAGATTGAACTATATTTGTATCATTTTCTTCTATGTATGGTGTAGCTGTAGCAACTTGCTTATTAGTCTCATTGTTTTCTGCATATAAATCATCCTGAGCTGATTTTACTGTTGTAATAAAGAGTATCCATACAATTATAAGAATACTTACGCTTATTATATTACGTTTCTTTGTCATTATTTTCCTCCCATAATCTTTTATGATTATTTTCTTTTTGCCATTTTCTCCAGCATGTTATCCCCATACCTCTATTAATAGCTTCTTCTGTTCTTAGCTTTCTTCCACATCTTTTGCAAGTTGTCTGTTTAGCTTCATTCATTTGATTTCTCCTTATGTGGACTTGATATACAAGTCAAATAATATATACACTCTGGTGTACAATTATATTCTTTATCATAAGCACATCTTCGTTCAGTTTGTATATCAGATATCGTTCTTGTTTTCATATTTTTCTCTCAACTTTCTTAAATATTCTAATTGTTCTTGGTCTTCCTTCTCCCTTTCCTGCTTATTTACCGGAGAAAGTAAAATTAATAAAATAACCATCAATGCTGATACTACTAACAGCATTAGTAATAATGCTAATATAACTAATATAAACCACATATTCATTTTTCACCTTCTTTCTTTAGTGTTTACTTTTTCCTTTCTTAGTTCCAATATCTATCTGAATCCATTACTTCAAGTGCTTTTTTCAAAGAATCAGCTCTTTCCATTGTTCCATTTACATAAATTATAAATGCTCCAAAATCATCTCTCCAAATATAATTGCCATTATTATCTTCCCATCTATCGTGTCTTACCTGCTTTAATGTTGTATGTGTCATTTTTATGTCCTCCTGTTTTTTATGTATTTCTTATTTACAAGTATATTGTAATACATAAAACTATATTTGTCAATAGTTTTTTATAAAAATACATAAAAAATTTATTAGGCAAGGCATGATAAGACAGCATATTCAAGAGCTATATCTTCATCTATAGTTCCCATCTTTATTCCTGCTTCTATTTCCTGACATTTAAGCATATTTCTTTTTACTTCTGCTATACTATATCCTCCTACATTCTTAGTACAGCCATACAACTCTCCTTTTGTCATTCCAGTTCGTTCCATAGCGCCTTGCTTATTACTTCCCAATCCTTGATATGCTAATAAGTTTCTAAAACCATTATATAAGATTGATACAATCATCATAGCAGGCTCACCTTTTCTTTTAGCTTCATCAAGTTTCTGTATAACTGTTTCTGGATACCCACCTAATATCGCATTAGTTAATTCAAAAGTTATATCTCCTATTTCTTTATGAAATAATCCTTGTTTATCTAATTGCACAAAACAACTATCAATGGTTAGGTCAGTTCTAACAGACGAATATTGCTTAATCTTATCTATTTCCATTAGTATTCTACCATAATCATAATTGCAATATTCAACTAACTTGCTTGAATTTTTCTCGCTTAAATCGGGTAAATCTTTAGATATGTATGTTTGTAGCACCTCTTTACTTAAACGTGCAAATTCAACTAAATTTTGTTGATTCTTCTTTGCAAATGCAGAACGTTTATCTAAACTATGATATCTGAGAATAATATAATCTTTAGTTGGTGTATTTCGTACAGTTTCCCAACTATCCTCAGCTCTTAAAAATGCCATATCATCTTGAACTACATATAGTCTAAGAGATTTATCAAACCTCTTCTTGTTTATATTTTGCATTATATATGATACTGAATCTGCACTTATGCGTTTAGCATTGGTGATTTCTAATATATGTGTTAGGTATATATTTAAAATTGTTTGCTCTTCTCCAAATAATATCAAAAAATGTGGAATATCATTAGATGAGATACGTTTCATTAAATCTACAAGCTCCATGTTTTATTTCCTCCTGTTACTCCATAGCATGGACATGGTGGTGCTAAAGTGATGGGTACAAAAGTTATAAGATATATAATATGATTGGGATATTTAGCTCTTAGACAGTTCATTTTCTTTATTGCCATTGATTTATTCTGATAAGCTCCACCCCGAGCATTAAAATACATCCTTTCTTCTGTCAAGTCTTTTATAGTGTATAATTCCATTAGAATAGCTTTCCTTTCTTTTTAGGTGTTTGCTGGGTTACATGAACAGCTTCAGGAAATGAGTTGTTATGAATAATATGATAAGTAATATGATACAAATACTCTTTATCATGCTCATTAAGATTATAATACAAATAAAATCCGGTACTTCCATCAAAATCATCTCCAAAAGCATATCCATATTCTGTGTCCGATATATCCCCATGCTCCTTATGCATACTCACAAGCTGTTTACAATATCCATCAAATAATGAGTCATCTATTAGATTTTGACTTAATTCATAATAAGCTATGGAAAGTATTATTATTTTTCTTTGTAGAAAATTGATACAAGTAATTTTATCCCATCTTCTTGGAAATTTTTGCATTTTTAAGCACCTCATCAATATATTTCTGACAAGCTTTTACACAATCTTCTTGAGTATTAAATTCTATTCCATCCCATAAGCTACTGTACATTATATTTCTTTCATCATTGGAATTTAGATGATAATGCCAAACATCTAAATTTGGTAAGTAACTTATAAGACATTCAAACTTTTTATATTTACCTTTATAAATTTTATTTGTATAATAATTTGGTGTAACATCTTTAAGCCTCATTTTTTAATTTCCTCCAACATTCTAATAAGCATACCTTCTATACTTGATTTCTTGTTTATTGTGTTTCTGCTTAGCTCCTGCTTACATATAACTATAGCCTTTAAACATCCAAACGACTTATATATAAGTGCATTTGCCTGTGCATTATACAATCTTTTTTGAAATACTTTAAAAAATAATAAGCAATCAATCTTATCTGTCTCTGTCTGTTTAGCTTTTAACTGTGTACAAGCTTTTAATAGTTTAGCACCACTCTTTTCCCTCAGAGCCTTTAATACATCATCTACACAATCTTCTGTTCTCTGCACTTCTTCATGTGCAACTTGTAGTTCACCTATATTAGTGCAGTACTCAAGCTTTAATTCATCATCACTAACAGAACGTAATTCCTGCATTGTATAAGGTTCCATCTTAATAACTGTTCCTCTACTTCTAATAGTACCTAACATATTATCAATATTATGAACTGTCATTATAAAATAAGCATTATTAGGTGGTTCTTCCACAACTTTAAGAAGTGCGTTTTTTGCTTCATTTTTCATATCATCTGCATTTCTGAAAATATAACAAGTCGGTTCGGTTATCGTGTAAGCATTTTCTATTGTTTCTCGTACTTCTGCGATACTATTTCCCATAATTATACCTTTAGCATTTATCATTTTTATAATGATTTTTGCAAGTGTTAATCTTCCGCTTCCTTGTGCTCCTGATATTATTATGAATCTGGGAACAGACTTATTACATCTCCACTGAATAAGAGTTTGAATATTATTTTTCTGTCCTATCATCATCCAGTGCCTCCAATTCAAAGTCATATAGTGCGAAAATTAAATCGGTACTATAGTCACCTATACTTTTGTTAGAGTCATAATTCTCAAGCAAACAACAGTATGGCACATTATCATCCTCCAAGACTACAACAATATCTCCAGGTTTAAAATAATTCATACTATCAGCCAATACTCTGCACTTTGTTCCTGCTTTTATCATATTAGTTCTCCTTTCCACAATAAATGAAGATAGATAATTCTATCAATGTTTTAGGGTCGCTGTCCCATTTAATCTGATTATTCAAAGAAACTACAAAGTCCATAACATTGAATAAACTATTATCAATAAGCTGTTCTAACTCATTCTCAAGTGTATTAGGTAAGCTAATATAAGTAAAATTCTTATAAAGTGCATATTTCTCTACTTCAAGAATGAACTTTGCAAAGTCTCTTAAGAACTGCTTTACATCCTTGCCCGCAGTATATACATTTTCTATTGTAGTAATAGCAGTTCCTTTTTCTTTATTCTGTAGAGCTGTTAAGAATAATATAAATGTATTATAATCTTCTGCCCCTATTGTTTTTAGGACATTTTCCAATGTTACATCAGGAGATAATGAAAGGCATTTATCAAGAAGTGTAATAGCATCTCTCATGCCTCCGGATGAAACTTTCGCTATGTATTCCAAAGCTTCTGCATTCCAATTATAAGCTCCATCACAGCCACATTCATTAGCTTCCTCACTTTCCATAATAAGTATAGCAGATAATCTATCTGCAATTCCTTCATTACTTATCTTCTGAAAATTATATCTTTGCACTCTGGAAAGAATTGTTGCAGGTACTTTCTGTGGGTCAGTAGTGCAGAAAATGAAAATAGTAAATTTTGGTGGTTCTTCAAGTGTCTTTAATAATGCCTGCCATGCCCCATTTGACAATGAATGACACTCGTCCACTATAAATATCTTATATTCTGCATCAAGTGGTTTTCTTTTTGCATCCTCTATAATCTGTCGTATATTATCCACCCCACTATTGCTTGCGGCATCTACTTCAATAGGATTTCCCTTGCCATCATTTATCATATTAGCGAATATCCTAGCACTTGTAGTTTTACCTGTTCCAGCAGGCCCTGTAAAAAGATAACCATGCTGAAAAGTCTTTGTCTCTAACTGGTTCATTAAAATATCTTTGATTGCACTCTGTTCAGTCATATCCTCAAATACTTTTGGTCGATATTTTACTGCTAATGCTTCCTTTGCCATTATTATAATTCCTCCTTGAATTTTAAATATTCTAAAAATTGTCTTTCATTTAATACATACATATCAGTTTTATCATCAGGTGAAAATCTAAAAGCTAATACAGCTTCTTCCTTTCCCTGTTCAAATGCTTGCTCATTCATTTTTTCAAGCCAGTTTTTCATAATAGTAAAAGATTTTCTTTCTATTGCTGGGGTTTTAGCTTCTATAAAGAATTTATCTGTATGTACATCACCTCCGCCAAACTTTGTTCCACCGGAATTACTTTGTACTTTACCACCGGTTACTTTTGCAATATGCTGTTCTTGCTTATCTGAAAAATATCTAGTTGTCATCTCGTATTATCACTCCATTCTCAATTTGTCCTATAGATATCGGTGTATTGGAATCCCACCACTCATTATTAATATAAATTAAGTTATTTATACAACATATACTCAAATAAAACTCTTTGCTTGTATCATATTGCCTAGCAATATCTCTTATCTCTTTTACATGCTGTAAAATAAGCATTTCACATTCTTCTCTTGTCATTTTATATTTCCTCCTAAAACTCAAGCTTCTTTCCAAATTGTATTAATTGCAGTGTAGGCTCATTATAATGACACGATACCTCGGTAACCACTGCAATTACATAATTGTCCTTTATAACATCATCATCCGGGAATGTTCTGTTAATAGCTTCAATCAATTCTTTTTTTTGTTACTCTTCCTATACTGTTACTTGTAATACTTTCCATTTTATTCTCCTTATTCATATTATTAATAGTAGGCATAGCTTTTATAGTATCAAACACTTCCTTTCCAAAACCTCCTAAAATATCCGTTTTGTCTGTCGCCATACTGTACTTTTCAAAAATAGTATATAATAAATGCAACACATCATATTTACTAACTAAATCATTCATTATTATATTTCCTCCTAAAATTCCCATAATCCTAAATCATAACCCCACCATATATCATCATCAAAATTATTTAATCTTGATTCTTCACATGCATGTTTATAATTTTCCATATTCTCATTAATGAATTTCCAATAAGCATAGCTTGTAAAATCAAAAGAACCCCTGGGAAATTCTAAATCAAGAGTATATGCTATTTTATCAGCTAGTTTAATTTGTTTCTCAGAAGGTGCTTTCAAATTATCACTTCCCATTCTTTTATTGCAGATTTAATTACCCACCCCGTCCAACTTATATCATCTATCTGTTCCATAATGTGATTTAATTTTTCTTTTGCTTCTTCCTCACTCTCTATTCTTATTAGTCCTACTTTTTCACTACACTCTGGGTCTATTCCATAAAGTTTAGAAATCGGATTAGTCAATGTCTTACCACATACAAGACATCTTGATGTAGGTTCTGCTTTGCCTTGTAAATTCATATAATACATTCCCCTTGTTTCTTTTATAACTTCACCCTGCATAATGCAAAGTGGCATAGGCTTTCCATTATTCCATTTATCTTGAAAATCAAAATTGGCTGTTGCTGGTTCTGTCATATATTTCTTAACTGTTATTTTATAACTTTTACCAATCTCCATTTTATTGCTGATATGCTGTGTAACATATGTTTGTCCTACATGTCTTGCTGGAAGGATAAACTCAAATGGTTTACCTTCTTCAAAATCCATATTCTGAAATCTATGTATCTGTTTAAATATTTCTTTCATTTCTTTACTCTTTCTTAGTTCCAATATCTATCTGAATCCATTACTTCAAGTGCTTTTTTCAAAG